AGCCTCCCGGCCCACTTGGTGGCATTTCCGGTTGATAACCAGCTTCGATATACGACAGGATTGTGGGTAAATAGTTCTGGACTTCAACAAAAGCACCAGTTGTAGGGTCAATCATCCTGAAGTACGGTAGCTGATCCATTGAGAATTGCTCTTCGGCGCTATCAAAGATCGGCGTGTCTTCAACTGATCTAGAAAATATTATTTTTGTCCCAATTGGGTTACCTTGGGGGTCAAACTGTTGCACAGTCATGTGGTCGCGGTCAAAAATGTCTATGTCATCAAGCTGCGGCATCGAAACCTAACCTGCCATATATGTCCCAATTGAATTTGAGTATGCTGAGCCAATCATCAAAGGTCAACACGGTCGTTAATTCGTTATTTTTTTCCAAATCAGTGTTAATAGCGTACACAGGCAAACACACCCGTACCCCTTTACGGTTAAATTTATAAACCAGCACAGGAATTTTGTTAGCGCAGGAGTCACACGCCTGTTGCCACCACTCATCCTTCCACCACCAGCCCTCTTTGTAGAATTTGCACTCAACAGCGTGGTAAGGAATATCTATATCGGTAAGATTTTTGGTCTGATACTGGGATAAGTTGCGTTTGCAATCAAAAATGATGTCCTGATCTACAAAAAAATCGTTGAGGCGATTCACAATCTCCCTCTCAAACGCCGCGCCTTTGTTTCTGGAGTCGGCCATTTTTTTTTACCAAAAATTTTTTGCGATAATAATCTTTTTCGGGTTAAATTCAAACGTCCTGATGTTGCCGGACCCCTAGGCAACCTTCCCGCCGGATTCTATCCTGCAAGCAAATAGGACCGGCGGGCTTTTTCCCATGTATTTTTTTGAGTATTGAATGCGCTTAACTCAGCTATAGCGTTACCGCCATGGCCGCTCAGCGCTGCGGGGGTGTAGGGGGGTCAAATCAGCCCCAACCACCCGAAAACGCCGCCCCATAGGGATCCTACGGCCTCCTGTGCGGTCCTGACGTCACCTCACTGCACAGTGCCGTGTGTCGTTGTGCAAGAGTTTGCACACTTGTGCAGAGAGAATTCCCCTTAAAAATCAACAACTTACGCGAATTTTTGGATTTTTCGAGGATTTCCAGCCCCCGGCGGCGGGGCGCGGCCCTCCGCTATGTTTGAAAGACTAAAAGTCCTTCTGAGATATGTCTGTATCAACGCCCAACAATTTGCCAAGTCTTTCCTTGATGTCGTCACGGTTCATAGCGTCGACATTAGCGTTGATGTTGAGGTTCTGCGATCGGTTGATGGATAAACCAGCGAGTTGGTTCAGCTCTTTGATGGCTGAAACCGCAGCATTGAAGTGTCCGCTCTCAAAACTAGTTTCGGCTATCTTCCAAAGCATCGTCCCGGTTTTCTCAGGAGTAATGCTGTACTTCTCGCGCAGCTCCTCCTGTCTGATCCTGATCGCTTTGGTTACGTTGGGATAGTCCTTGCCGTTGAGCATGCGGTTAGCTGCTGAGCTTGGAAACTCGTAACCTGCTCGTCTTGCTGCTTCAGTTTGAGCGCAAGCTCCTTCAGTGTAGTGCCAGACAAATGCAGCTTGCATTGCAGTCAGGTTGTTCTCTTCATCCTTCTCGAAGTTGGCTGGCACACTAACCAGTTGTGGTTTTTCTTTCTTAGGACGACCAGCCATTTTGTCTCGCTATCTTGTTGAACACTTTCTTTGCCTCTTCCCAACCGTAGGGTGTGTCACCGTGATACTCACGCTCTTCACAGTTTGCCTGATACCAGCGGTGGAGATTCACATCGTAATCCAGATTCGGGTTGTAAACAAACTTGTTCATTCCTGCTTCCTGTATCTCCGAGCGTAGTGATTGCACACATGGCTCCATACCAGATCCTTAATACTGTCGCGCTCTTGATCTGTCAAGCTTTCAGTCAGCAGGTTGTACTCGTCCCTTGCGGCCTCTGTCATCTTGTGTACGAGTTTGTCTGCAATCTGCCGTGGTTTAACCGAATAAAACATTTAGCCTCCTTGTAGCCAATCAGGGTACAGGGCAGCAGGGTACAGCTACTTTGAAACACTTAGAGACTTTAAAAACCCAAAGTGTACTGTGCGCTCTCTCTATATAGTATATATATATATATATAAATATAGTAGAACAATACCCTATACCCTCTTCTACTCCTTTCCTGTTATATATCAATGGTTTAGATCAGGGTATCCTTGTTTTCAGTATACCCTGTTGCCACCCTGTTTTTCCTGTCTTTCTCGTCAAAAAGTTGTTCCAACCAATCTACGAGTCGTTGTATTGCTTTCTGCAACCATTCCATGGTTAAAAGCTGGGATAGTTCATGTCATTGCCATAACCGCCCGTGTCCATGCTCTTGGGCTTCTCATAGTCCAAATCATAGACCTTCTTGCCATTAGACTTGCGTGGCTCGATGCCCCGCTCTGCCAGCACACGGCTCGCATCCTTGATGTCCGGCATCCGGGGGTTTGTAATCCCCAGATCCCGTAACAGCGTGGTCATCTGCACTGGCTTGCAGTTGGCACTGTCAAACCGCACATAGTTGAGTATCAGATCCTCCACGCTGCTTTGCGCCCTGAAGGACTCGTTCTGATCCTGTAGAGCTGCCCGCTCCTCGGGGGTGAGAAACCAGTTTTTAACGTCGGGTTTATATAAAGTCATTGCTACCTCTGCCCATAATTGCTGCATATCTATGCTGTGATTGATGTTGATATCCTTCACTGGTATCGCCCAAAATCGTCGATTTCCGCTCGTATCAGTGAGGAATTCCCTTGCATTCACGCTCGCATAAAACGCTGTGCGCCTTTGGTAGGTCGTCGCCGCCCTGTCATAGGGTAAGCGCATCTCATCCGTCTTCTTGGTTATGAATGCCTTCAGCATGTCCAGATCGGCCTTCTTAAAGGTCGACTCAAGTTCCCCCAGTTCTACAATCCAATGGCTTACTGCTTGCTTCACACTATCCTTGTCTGTCGGATTGAGCGTTGCACCCTCCAGAAGCCACCCTTGCTCGTAATCAGCGAGTTTTTTGAACCACAGGGTCTTTCCCAACCCCTGAGCGCCTTGCAGGACTAGGATGCCCTCCAGTGCGACGCCGTTCGGTTCCAGCGCTGCTGCTACGCAAGAGATTAACCACTTACGCATCAATGTCTCTTTCAGTTCTTTGTTCCTTTCCTCCGTAATCGTGTCTAGGAACTCCTGTAATCGGTTCTGACCGTCCCATGGCCTACTGAAGATCCATTCCTTCACCGGATTGTATTCGTTGGCTAGGATCTTGATGTAGTCCCTGACACGGGTGTGTGGCACCGACATCTGTATACAGCGGTCCTCTATTTCGATAAGGCTGGCTTCCTCCTTCATGTCGCTAATGAACTTCATGTTGGGAATGTCTATCTCCATCCTCTTTTTGATCACGTTGTAGTTGACCGTGATCTTCTCAGTGAGCATGACGCCCCTGACATTGTCCTTTGTATTGAGCGCCCGCCCTGAGCTGTTTCGCATAAAGTCAAACTCTGTCGGAACCTCGACTGCCTTCATGACCGGCAGCATATCTTCGCTAAGCTTGTGATCGTTGTAGTCACCGCCCGTGGCTGGCATCAGTATCTGAGTCTGCCCACCCTCATTTTTAATCTGCTGTGCGGCTTTCTCAGCCTCTGTCTGGCCCGTGTTGCTCTTGGGGTCATTGTCCGCAATGAAGACATGGGTCTTGTCCTTGAAGTGGCCAAAGAAAGTCTTGGACACCGGACTGAGGTTGTACGCATCGAAAGCGATGATCACTGGCGATTGCATGTCTGTAAAAACAGACGCCGCCGTGGCGTATCCCTCGCAGTAATAAATTTTATCTGTGTCTGACATCTTGTCAGCGCCGATCATGTAGAAATGCCCGGACTTGTTTGTGTCCTTCTCAAAGCGCTTGTCGCCGTCGTCGTTTATGTACTGTAGACCCACAATCCTCAAGCTGTCGTTGAGTACCGGCACAATTAGTCTGCCATCCGAATGCACCCTCAACCCGTGAGACTGAACTGCCTTCTTTGTTAGGTATGGATGCCCTGTACATTCTTCAGCAGCGTCCCAGATCCTGTTGCTGTTGATCGCACACTGCTCCTGAGCTGCCATCTTCTCTTCTTCATACTTTCTCTTGGCCGCAGCTATCTGCTCCCGGTCCTCGTCGGTAAGCTTACGGTGTACTTCATTATCTGGTTTCCAAGTGGCGATCGGATCGTCGTGACTGAGCCGGTAGTCGCCGCACCGACCGAATGGTATAGACTGATCAAACCAGACCTGATACCACCCGACCAGCTTGGCTCCACTGCCATCGGTTATGTAGGCTCGACCAATGCTGCCATCAGTAACCAGCCCCTTCTTGTCTACCTGTAATCCGTTGTTAGTTAAAAAATCCTCAAACTCTCTAATCAGTTCGCCGCGTGTCAGCGGCTTTGACATATCTTTTTCCTTGGGTAAATTAAGATCTAGTGACATCTATTCATTCCTTGTTTGCATCTCGTTTTAAATTCTTTTTGGAAAGATTTGCAAAGTATTACAAACTTCTATAAATTGCAAATCCATTAGAAAAAAAGAGGACAATTGATATGAGTTTGATTTCGAGCGATAAGGGTGGAGGTGACTTCCAACAGTTGCCGGTCGGTAACCACACTGGTATTTGTTATGCGGTAACAGACATAGGCACACAGCTAATTAGTTTTCCGGGTAGTGAGGATACCAAAAAAGAACAGCTCATTATCTTCTGGGAATTTCCTGAATTAAAGATGGACGACGGTCGACTGATGTCCGGGTTTAAATTCTACAACAACAGCTTGCATGAGTTGGCTAAGCTGCGTGGCGATCTAGAGAAGTGGCGCGGACTGCCATTCACCCCCGACGAGTTGAAGGGGTTTAACGTGGGCAAGCTCATTGGCGCGACTGCTATGTTGCAGGTCAAGGCGGGTGCAACTGATCCTGCCAAAACCAAAGTTGATGGCGTCTTTCCCAGACCGGAAGGCACACCAGCGATTCAGGACACCGTCAACGACCATGTGTTGTTTGACTCAGATGTTTATCTGATGGAGTTCGGTGTGAAAGGTGAGTCGTGTGAGGACTCCAAGAACATGGCTGACATGCTGGAGAGTATGCCGCCGATTGCTCGAAAGAAATACTTCGAGTCGATCGAATTTAAAACGCACGTTCCTGAAGAGACTCGGCAGCTCCTGATGGGAGGCGGACCGGAACCGTCCTTTACTCCACCGGTTTCTAGTTCAGTGGGTGGGCTGTCTGCTATGGCAGGTGAGCAGAACCAAACACCACCACCATCGAGCGACGTACCGTTCTAAGGTCTACGAGCGGGTGGCAGAATGCTTGACCTATCCTTGGGTTTGACATTGCATCTCTCGAAACTGCCCCCGCTCATCTTTAAAGGAGCAACATGAAAGACGACGTAAACAGCCCTGCTCATTACAAGACGGGAGACATTGAGTGCATTGATGCAATGATCAGTGCATTTGGCCGCAAGCGTGTGGAGGAGTATGCTGAAATTGCAGCGTTCAAATACTTGTGGCGGCAAGGTAAAAAAGATGATCAGAATCAGGACAAACTCAAAGCCATTTGGTACACAAGGTTCTCGATGGGAGATGATCCCAGAGAATCTTGATGGAGGCGGAGTCAATTGTCGGGGGAGTGGTGACGTCCGACTTTCCTTCTACCCTTACGATCTGGGTGGCTAAAGAAAGGACGCAATGAAGCGTTTGTCCGCCGGGGTGCTAATGCCTTTTCATCGAACCAATTGCGTCATTCACCACATTAACTAACAAGGAGATAGACATGGATTTTAAGATAGGCACATACAAAGGTTTGAGTTATGAAGAGTACGCCGCAATACCTGCGTACCGATCGCACGATCTGATGGCCGCAGATCGCTGTGTGTTCAGTTGGAAAAACGAACTGCCCATGAAAGAATCGCCCGCATTAATCGAGGGTCGGTTACAACACACTGTCTTCTTGGAGTTTGACAAGTTTGACGAGGAGTTCGTGATAGAACCAAACGTCGATCGTCGCACTAAGGTGGGCAAAGAAGAGTACGAGGATTTTAAAAAATCTTTGAACGGGCGCAGTCCTGTTAAACAGGACATGTACGATGTCTGCATGGAGCGTCGTGAGATAGTCAAGGATTTCATACCGGATCCAGAAGACCACGTTGAGTGGACTGTTTGTTTTATGTGGCATGGCCAGCAGTTCAAGTGTCGACTCGATTGGTACTGCAACGCCTTCCAGTTTGTCTGGGATCTTAAAACCTGTAGGGATGCATCACCGCGTGGATTCAAGTCTGCTGTGAACAACTTTAAATACTTCCAGCAAGCTGCCTTGTATGTGGACGCCATGGAATCTTCTGGGATCCCATGTAACGGGTTCAAGTTCTTGGCGCAGGAGAAAGCGCATCCATATCCCTACGCCGTGTATCAGCTCAGCGATGAAGCGCTGGAGTATGGCAGAGCAAAGAACGAAAAGGCTTTGAAGAATATTCTGGATTGCAAGTCGTCGGATGAATACTTACCATTTGGCTTAGAGGGCGTACAACTGATTGGGTTGAACGATTTATATTGATTTGGAATATTTTCTATTTGGACTGACATACCTTGTATATCAGCAGTTTGGTTTTATGTGTGCATTTTTGTTTTTCGGATCGTTAGTGGCATTCCAGCTTTATGTGTTGAGCGTTATGTGGGAGGATCCCGTTAATCGGGATCGCTAACCCAAACCGCATACATTAAATCCTCAGTGTCCCAGAAGATCGCTGTCTTTCTCCCATTCTGCTCAAAGTAGCTGCTGACAATCTTGGCGTCAAAATATTCTTTGTTGGTCCAGTGCAGGGATCCGCTTGGTCCAAGATTGCTGTTAGTCGTCTCGACTTGTTCGTAACGCTTGAGTTTCCCTGTGTCCATGTCCAGAATGTCGTTACCGTCCTCGACGGTCTGACAGATCATGTTGTAAATGTCCTGATGATCCATGTTGATGGTTAAAGTAAAATCTTTCATGCTGCCCCCTCTTTGATTTTGTTTTTTGCATGCTTAACGCAACGAAGACAATGTTCCTCTTCAGCATTCCATCCCCTGAAAGTAAAGGAACCAAAATCCAATTTGTGTCCATCCTTTGTGCATCCTGTATGTTCAGGAATTTGTTTTCCACACAGGGTTTTACCAGACTCAACAAAGTGAGTTTTACAATATCTATCCCACCCATACAATCTATCCCAGTTTGCTTTTGCCCATGATACTGTTTGAATTTCTACTTTCATGCTGCCTCCTCCTTGTAATAATTTTCAACAAACTGCTTTGCTTCTTTGAGACTGTAAAACAATTTCACGTTAACAAGAGTTCCTTTCTTGATAAGAGCGTTACCCTCATGAGGCCACTGACCCGCTTTGATGTGAGCCAAATAACACTCTCCCATTTTTCCTGATGGACCTTTAGTCGCCTTGATCCATCCAAGGTTTTTGCCTGACTCCTTGTCGGCATCTTGGATTCCCCAGAAGATGCCTTTGATTTTGTGGTATCGGACTTTCATTTAAATGTTACCTACGCTTCGGTGGTAAGCAGTCTCGGCAGCGCTGACATATCCTTCCCAGTGTGCCTTAACTCTTTCTTCAGTAGACCCAGCGTCGATTCTGTGGTCGCCGGTGGATGAGTTTGTGAACTCGATAAAATCTCCACGCTGAGTAGCGTAAAGGGTGATTCCGTTTTCCAATTGGTGTGAATACATCATGCTCTTTTTTCCTGTGCCGTTTAAGAAGTCATTATTATAGTCTAATGCCGTGTCCATGTGCAACTCTTTATAAACAGAAAGATAGCCCGTTTTTGACCACTGGTGGGCTAATCCAGCTCAGAGAAGGGTGAGTTACCCTTTGGTCTTGAAGCTTCTGTCTAGATGCTTAACCGAATCAAAATTCTTCGAATTGAAACGATAGTAAAGCTCTTTCATAAAGTTTTCTTCGGATTTCAGTTTGTCATGACTTTCACTAAAAGTTTTGTCGCTTATAAATCCATTATCGCAACCTTCTTCTAGTAAGCGAAAGTCGGTAGAAATGTTTTGAAAATAAGAATCCATGTAAGACAAAAATCGTTCCCTGCGTTTGTGCGAAAGATCGTTAAGCAATCCAGTGATGTGCTTATTCATTTGCTCGTTAACTTCGTCGCTGTACTCGTTATTCATTTAATTGCCTCCCCTTACTTAACTCGATTGATTTGAACGCCGGGACCATTCTCTGGGTGGTCGTATCGAAACGCATCCCAGTCGACATCCTTGTTAGCTCGTTTTGCCCACTGCTTAGCAGAAGTCTTCAAGTCGTTAGGCTTGCGCTTGATGGTGTTGCCGTCTTCAACACGATCGGGTACATGGAAACCCTGACCAACTTCAACGTCGGCCCATGGGTAAATGGATTTGCCCGGATGGGATGTATAAGGTTTGTCAACCGCTGCTTCAATCTTAAAATTCATAGTCATTCCTTTTGTTAGTTTGTGTTAGTTATCCAAGACCTTTTCGGTTTCGGCTGGGAACTACCCAGCCTCATCAGTTGGAATTTAATTGAGGTAAATAGACATCCCGATTGCGGATTGAGTAGAGGCATCAAAACCTTGCATACCCCACTCCCTGATGCAGTCAAGGGCA